TTAAATACCTTAACGGGAGATCTAATAGTTGAAGGGGGGATGGAGTTAACAGTAGATCAAGCTACAGAGGCTGCTCAAAGAGTAAGTTTAGCTTTAGGATTAAACTTAGGAGAGTGGTTTGCTGATGTAACTAAGGGTCTTCCTTATATTGAAAACAGGAATCAAGGGTTCTCTGAAAGTATAAGGTGGATGTTGGGAGATAAATTCCCAAATACTCCTGATTTTATACACTCCACCTTAACTAAATATTTAGAAGATCAAACTTTTATAAGAAGTGTTGAAGCTTCCTCTGAATTTGATGAAAGAAACAGAGTATTTAGATACACAGCTAATATTGTTGGTGAAAACGGTGTGGCGATTACCATAACTCCGTTTGAAGCTCAACTTTAGTATGTAGGGAAGGTTTTGAAATTAGATTTATTGAAGTTAGGTTATGTTTGTAAGAATAGAGATAAATATTTTGGGACATATTGTGAGAAACAGGGATATACTATTTTAGGGTATGAGAATGTTCCTAGAAAGAAGGATAAATACAATGATAAGTTGTATGATATTTATTGTCCTGTGTGTGCTGATGATGAAGAGATGTTCGGAAATGGCGTGTTCAAAAGTTTTAAATCTATTATAAATAGGGACGGAAATGCCTGTGGATGCGGTAAGAATTTTCGTTATAGTGACCCCCAAAGGGAGTTGCTAACAAAAAGAAAAGCTAAAAAACTAGATGTAAGGTTTATAAGGATACTAGGAAGTACTTACCAAAGGTTCTCAATGAACAACTTAAAAATAGTTTTAAGTTGTAGTAAACACGGGGAATACGAAAGCAAGTACGAGACTTTTATGGCAAAGGTAAGTAAAGGTACATGCCCTGGGTGTTCAAAAGATAGTTATGCTAGTAAAACATTAACTTTTGAAGAAAACTTAGATAAAGTAAAACAAACAGGTAAGTTTCTAGAAGGTACTGAATTTAAACAAACTGATGAGTTTAGAGATACTCTCAATGATCCAGAGTATAGAGTTTGGGGGTATGTTTGTCCTAAATGCAGTAATGATGAGTACGTAATTAATGGACTTTGTAGTGGAGTGTTTAAAAACACTATAATTAAAATGAAATTAGGTAATCTTAGTTGTAGATGCAGTTCTAACCCCTCTTGGACAAAAGAACAATATGAATATAGAATAAGTAATATACAAAAAGATTGTACATTTGTAAGGTGGGTTGATAAGTTTAAAGATTGTTCTACCTCTATAGTTATGAAACATGATAATTGTGATAGAAATTTTAAGGTAAGTTTAGGAAGTTGGCTACATAGTGAAAGTTCGTGTCCTTTTTGCGCGAATAAGGGTGCTAAACACTTTTATTTAAACTTAATATCAGACTCTAGTACATCTTTACCCCTGGCTATAAAAATAGGGATATCCAAAAATTACAAGAAAAGGTTGGCTGAACTTAACAGAAGATCACCACACACTGTTTCTAATATACTGACCGTAGGTTTCTTTTCTTACGAATTGTGTAAGGACTTTGAGGCATTTATAAAAAATAAGTACAAACTAAATTACTTAACTAATAAAGATCTTTCTTGTGGTTATACAGAGACAGGTTGTACCTCATTATTAGAAGATATTTATAAAGACATTTTATGGTCTGATTACTCAGAAATAATTAATAAATCAGTGTGGGGAGAATAGTATGGCTGGCGTTACAACGGAGGGGTTTGAAAGTAAGACGTTCGATGAGATTGTTACAGACATAACAGAAAGAGCAAATTCCCCAGAGTTTTTTGGAGAGGAGTTCCCCAGTACTCCTGACTCGACATTCGGTATTTCTACGGGAGTCATCTCTGGATCAATCCTAGATATATGGAATTTAGCACAAGCAGTTGCAGATGCTCAGAATAGAGATACAGCTACAGGAATATATTTAGACTATCTAGCTAATATCATAGGATTAACTAGACTGCAGGAGTCAGGTTCCACAGGACAGTTATTGTTCTTAGGTACACAAGGTACAACGATACCTCAATTTTTTCCTAGTGCAGATGATGCCTCAAGGAATGTACTAACTAATTTTGAATTACAATTAAACAGATCTTTAAGTTACCAAAGTATATTCACTGTTGTAACTGTATCCCCTACAACAGATTACACTATTATTATACAAGGAAATATATTTACATTCACTTCTGATGGTACTCCTACTGAATCTGAGATTTTGGATGGTTTGGATACTGTATTGGCAACATCTCTTGATGTAACATCTCAAGTAGTGGGAAGTACTTTAGAAATAACAAACGTAGATAGATTAAATACGATAGCAACTACCAATACTTCTAACCTTTTATTAAGTTTAGTTGGTTCTTTAGCAGACAGCACTAGCGCTTTAACAGGGGCACTCGCCTTTCCTGCCGATACTATCACAACCCTCGTAGGAACTAATCCAGGGTTAACTAGTGTAAATAATCCATTAACCTTCACCCCTGGAAGAGGTGCAGAAACAGATGCTGAATTACGTATCAGGATGGCATTACGTGAACAGTCTATAGGGACAGCAACTAAACCCTCAATAGAAGCAAGTATTTCTAAAGTTACAGGAGTTCAATCTGTATTAGTTATAGAAAATCAAACGTTAGACACTGTAGATGATATCCCTGGTAAGTCTTATGAAACATTTGTAAGTGGCGGAGATGAATCTGAAATAGCAGATGTTATTTGGGAAACTAAACCAGCAGGAATAGCAACGTTTGGGGACATAACAAGAATAGTTATAGATGAAAATGGAGATGCCCAGTCTGTTAAATTTAGTAGGCAAACAGAGTTATTTGCATGGATGAGAGTAACTTATTCTATTAACAGTGAAGAGAGTTTTCCTGCTACAGGTGAACAAGGTATGAGGGATGCTGTTGTAGCTTTTGGTAATAATTTAGATGATGGTGAGGATTACGAGCCTACTAAATTTTTCGCTCCACTGTATACAGTTCCTGGGACTTTTATATCCTTAATAGAGATAGATGTTACTCCTACAGCACCAGGACCACCTATCTATGGTACAACAAGAATCCCAGTAGCTTTAACAGAAACTCTCCTATTTGATAGTTCAAGAGTTGTAATAACTACGTAAGTTGTAATAACTACGTGGTGGTGCTTACTACTTAAAGGGTATTACTAAAAAAGGGGGGGTAATAGCTGACCATGACATTACAAACAATAGATCACACACCGAAAGCTTTATCTAGGATCACAGATGATCTTAAAAAAGAAAACTTTGAAAAGTTTGTATCTGTATATACAGAAGAAAATCAAGAACTAGAAGATGCTTTAATAATACTAGCGAATCAGAAAGACTTGGATACTGTTACAGGTATATGGTTGGATTTTTTAGGGAAATTAATAGGGGAGGCTAGAGGAGGAAAAGAGGATGAAGCTTATAGAGCAGCGTTAAGATTTAAGATTGCAGCTAATACTTCAGATGGAACTCCCAACAAGATAACCTCTCTTGTAAGGTCTTATACTGAGTCTGACGATGTTCGTATTCGAGAAGGATCTATTGCCTGGGGTACATTATATTTTAATGGTCAAAATAATATAGATAATACCCTACATCAATTGATCTCAGATATAAAACCTGTAGCTACTCGTTGGATATTAGAATCTGATATTAACAATAATGCTCTTGATATTGCTTGGGAAGAGGTGATACAAAACTCTATTTTAGCTAATGTAGATGCTTCTTGTGGAGATTTTGAAGTTGACTGTGGAGAAGTGGTAGCAAATTGTGGGGATAGTGAATTAAAAGGAGTATTTAGTACTTCATTAGGATATTACCCTCCTTCTGTAAATTTTAAGAATTTTCTTGCTTGGGAAGATGTTCAAACCGAGGTAAACTCTGAATGTGGTGAACCTGAAATGTCTTGTGGAGAACAAGGAGCAGAATGTGGTAATAGCATTATATATACAGAGACTGATGTTATAAGGCCACTAAGATGGGAAGTTAATGAAAACAGTTTTGTTCAGATTTAAAGTGAGAAAATGAATGGCATTACCACAAGATTTAAAAATATGGGCTTCGGAAATTAATATAGACGGGGTTACTGGGATAGAGCAAAGAAGAGATTTAAACGGAGAAGAATTTAGAGATGGTATACTTAATCTAGTAACTTTTACCGCGCAACAGTATAACAGTTTAATGTACTTATTAACGATTAACTCAGCCCCTTCTCCTATTTGTCCTTACCAATTTCCAACTTCAGAGTCAATACCTGATATAGCTTTGGAAATGGATGGACAAGCAATACTGTCAGCAGATTTCCCTAATTTGTTCGAAGTGTATGGTGCCAATTTACCAGACATAACCGCCGAAGCCGCTACAGGTTTTACGTTCATAGTAAGAAAAAGTTAATTAGAGAATCAGAAAATGGCTTTAGATAAAATAGCGGTTCTTCCTGCTGCAAAAATAGATTCAACAGATGGTGCCTATCTTTTAGGTAAAGCTCAAGATGTAACAGTTTTTGGGGATGGTACAGGAACTCCATATCGAGCAGATTTAGTAAATGATGATTTTGGTTACAAAGAAGCACTCCTAGCTGAGGCTGGATTAACGCCAAGTAATGTTCCTGATACGGGGTTAGTGTCTCAATACTTAGACGCAAGTAAGATTGTTCATGGGATTGTTGTGGACACTCCAGATGATTTATTATTACAACCTACTGGTCTTCCTGTAGGTACTGTAGGCTATACTAGAGAAGATGGTAAAGAGGGTGAGTGGGTAGTTACTACATGGACAGCAGAAGTTGATAACGAAGGGACTATAAAAGTAGATGCGACATGGGAAGCTGCTAGTAAGTATTGGCGTAGGGTGCATGATGATGGAGCTGTATTTTCAGAATGGTTTGGTGTTATAAGAAATGATAATACTAAAAGAGCTGTCAATACAACAGCACTCCAAGCTGCCAATGCTGCAGCTACAGACATTAAATTTAGAATGGACACGGTGTATTATTTTGATGATTTCCAGCCAGCCAATAAACCTTTCAATTTGATTGGTGGAAAACTTGGGGATAGGGATGATGAGGATGAAAATTGCGTTTTAGATTTCTCTGTAGCTACTGCTTCATATGCTTTAAATATAGATAATACTCTTCCTCAGGCTGTGAATAGTTCTATACGAGGCCTCTTGCTTAAATGCCCAACGGATAAAGATTGCCTGTTCATTGATAATGTTGGGATATCTCTTTACGAGGTTATGATTAAGGCTCAAATCTGTATAACAGCTGAAGGAGTAACTAGTCAGACATGGCAAGACTGTATCTTTATGGGTGCTACTAAGGCTATTTTTGTTGATGCAACACCAGCATTTTTCAGTAATAATACAGTTATAAACTGCAAGGCATTCACTAATTATACGACAGTTCAAGCAACAGATATAGCTGTGCACCTGAAAGGTACGAGCGGTGGAGTTATCCAAGGGAACACTTGGATTAATTTGGATATGGAGCAAACTGCTACAGGATTAAAAACAGAAGGGTTTGTTAGGGATGTGTTCCAGGGTCTTTGGATTGAAGGGGCATCAACTAAGTGGATTGACGAGGATGGTGATGCCGATAACAGAAACGTATTTTTAAATCCCGTATTCGGTTTACCAAGTCAAACTAACACCTTTTCACCAAACTCAAAACTTGATTTCGGAGATAACATCCGAACTAGATTAGTAATTAAGGGAATTACTGATAATACTATACGTCTAGAAGAAGATGTTAATGAAACGGGAAACTGGTTAAAACCTATCCAAGCCAAGTTTAGAGCAAATCTATCCGCTACTCAAACGGATATTAATCCTGCGTCTGGAGACATAACTGTACTTTTTGCGACAGAAGACTATGATGATGGATCTGATTTCAATACAGTGACGTGGACATTCTCATCTCCAGTAGGTGGTGTATATCATTTTGATGTGAAGCTTAGGCTTGATGATACTGATACTGCTGCTAGTGCTTATAGTTTAAAACTTAAAGTAAATGGTGTAACTAGATTATCAGATGTTAAAAATCCTGCAATTCTTCCAGGTGATGGTTTTATGAGTATTTCTCTTTCTGGAGATCTCAAGCTCACTGGAGGGCAGTCATGTATTGTTACAATCAGCCAAAGTGGTGGAACTCAACAAACTGATATTTCAGCCTCTGCAACAGAGACTTGGTTTAGTGGACACTTAGTAGGATAGTTTTATTTGAGAAGAAAAAGAGAGAGGGAAGGGTATATCCTTTTCCCTCTCTTTAGATTCCTGTTTATATACTAGAAGGGTATATCTTCGTCGAAACCATCATCTTCACTAAGAGGCGTATTATCATTATCAGCAACCTCTACCTCTTCTTCAGCCTTACTTTGTTCTTTAGATGAACTATCTTCTTTTGGATTATTCTTTTCTATACTTGCTTTCAAAGCTTTAGCTAAATCGGTATCTTCCCAATTACACCCTAGTACAAAATCAGGATATTTAATAGGACTTGGTTTAAAAGCAACACATTTCTTCATAACGTTCAAGAATTCTCTTCGAATATTCTTCAAAACATCTTCACTGTATGCCCCTTCTTCTTCAGAATTAAGCATAATCCCTGTAAAAGGTACACTACATTCAGGGATTTGGTCTGCTACAGATACCGTAACCTTACCAGCTTTAACCTCTTCAATAGAAGTAGGATCAACAGCTTGAATAGAGTAAAAGGTAGAATCTCCAGATACATTCTTTTGGAAATCAACACTCCACTTACAAGCTGCTCCTGCTAATACTCCAGGATTATACTTACTGTCAATAAACTCCTGTAATTTTCCACTTTTTTCTGCTATTTTGTACATAAGATTTTTAGCAGACATCTTAGCGTCCTTATTTAATCTCAATACAATATGACGATTAAAATCCTTCTTAAACCTACCATTCAAAGACACTCGTAAAGGTTTTAAATCCTCCGTTTCAAGGTCACTATTAGGATGTTTACTGTAATCTACCATAAGGTCTGGAAAATCAATACATAGTATAAGTTCTTGCTCTGGGTTTTGAGGACGACATTGTTTACGTTTCTTAGTTCCTTTATCATCAACCCATTTAAAGTAGTTACTTGGAAATTTTTCAATCACCTCAAGTTCTTCTTTAGAATTTTTTTCCCCTTCTTCAGGTAAAGCACATCTTGTGTCATACTCAGCATCTGTTTGAGGTTGAAACCCCGCTTCAATCATAAGGTTGAGAATACCTACAGAAGTTTGAGTTTTCTTGTGCTTTCCATCACCTAAATCAACTTCTGATGCATCAGTGAGATTGTGAAGATATACATTCCACTCTTGCCATTGTTCATTAGAAATTTCTTTATCATTATTATTATTACTACTACTATTTGAAGAAGACGCTTGCGCGCTCATTGTAAATCCAACCATTGTCTTGTTACTCTTTTGTTTGTAAATATTTGTATTTCCCGCAATTGCGGGTAAGTTTTTCAGGAGAGGATAATAATACCCGACTCTCTGTTTGTAGTTTACTCTTTTACGTAATATAGGTCAATATTTGTTTTACTAAATATACCTACTTTACAGAGTGTTTTTATTTAACTTCCCATCGTAGATCTTTAAGTTTAACAGGACGTAAGTGAACCTTATTCCCAGTACGTTTAAGAATCTCTTCATCAACAACTTCTGAACGTACCTCATTATGATGTTCTAACTTCTTTTGTATGTTAAGTTCTGGATTCATGAGAATTTCACGTATAGTGGTTTCATTATCATCTTCTGTTATAATGTCCTCTATACTAATTACTAGTGAATATTCTACAGGCAACCCCTTGTCATCATCGATCAAATTTATGCTTACTACTCGTCTCGTATTCATACTTATTTCCTCATTGTTGTTTATTAAATTTGTAGTCTTAAGATACCCCACTTCATCTTCATGGTATATGCTAGAATGTACATGGTTTGATAAGTCAATTCCATCATATTTATTCAGTGTACCCTCTGTATGTACAGCTCTTGCTTCTTTCATCAACCTCGAAAATTCCGGGTCTATGTAGGGGGTACCTTTACTTTCCTCTTCAATTACCTCTTTAACATCATCTCTACTCATCCCAAATTACACCTCTCTTTTCAAATAATTCTAAAATTTCATCAAAATCTACGTCTAAACGTTCTTGATCGTTCCAGTCTTGCAACACCTCCAAAGGGGATCTTTCGTCAATCTCTACCTCACTTGACCAACCACTTTCTAATCTCTTATACTGATCAGATCCCTTAATTAGTGTAGTGAAAAGAGTGTTCCCTATTACCTCTACATTCTTATATCCTTGAGATACCATTAGGTCTTTTTCATTAGTATTCGTAGCCAATGGGACATTATTGTATCTTTCCTCATAGAGTTTAAAACAACCGTCCTTTATGTCGGAGGTACTACTACAGTATTCTATATGCTGTACATCTGGGTAAGATTCACTCACCATTTTAGATACATAATCTGGATCATTTACTTTTGCCCAAACCTTAGCAGTGGAAGTCTTAAGGTCCCAACCACACACACTTTGTCTATCGGTGTTAAGAGTTAAGTACTGTGGGTGGAAATCATACGAATGTTTCAGTTCAGTGTCAGTTACAAATAACCCACCGACATACAGTTTACCTGGACTATCCTTAAAGATTCTACCCATGTTAGTTTTTATACATTCCCCTAAATCATCTTGAAGGTATAGACATCTCTCAATAACAGTGTTTCTTATTTCCTCAGATATCCCTTCAATAATAAAGGTCAAATCTAAGTTATCCTCTAAAGGGGTTTCTGTTATATGAAGCATATCACATCCAAATAACTCTGAATGTTTAAATTTAGGCACCCACAGACGACTTCCATTGCGTACTGTGACCTTATAACCTTCACGACATAAGATGAGTAAGGCTATCTTAAAACCTTCCCCAAATCCTCCTACAGAGCTAGAGTCATTAGACTTTGTAGTGTTTCCTAACAACAAACTACTTGGATCTAAAGAAACTCCTATGTTACGGATGACCATTGAGTTTCCAGGGAAACCATACTCAAATGAACTGGGGTCGTCTAAAGCATTTTGAAGTATCTCTCGTATAGCATCTTCAACAGACCAATGGCTCCTGTAATCAGATACTAAACTTAGGGGATATTCTTTCATTTATTCAAGGCCTCCTATCTTTGTTTATATTGTATTACTAAAATTGTCCAAACAGTATTAGCTATAGCAATACTAATTCCTCCAATAAAGCTAGCTGTTTGTCCCAGATGTGGGTAGTAATATAGGTTCCAATACCCCCATAAAGTAAAACACAAGAAGCTTCCAACATTAACTCCTTTCACCTTTTTATCTTTATATAGGGCAACTACATTTAACCAAACAGCTATACTGCCTATTACCTGGAACGCTGCATTAACAAGATCTTGCCACATAATCCTATACTTTCCTAATTTGGTGCGCCTGCCTGGATTTGAACCAGGAACCCAATCCGACAATAAGAAGGATGCTCTACGTTGAGCTACAGGCACTTTGATCTATTAGGTTATACCTCCCCTAACGAGTAGTGATTGCCATCATCCCATCGTCCGCCCCAAGTCCCGCCAATAGCTTCCCAAAATTCTCCAAGAAAGAGATGATGGTCTGTGGAGGTTAAATATACTCCATCTTTGAATAGGTTAAGATCTATAGCTAATCGTTTATAATGGAATGAGTCTTCCTTGTGTCCATCATTAGCCCAAGCATCACCAAAAGTTAGTTCATAACCTTGTTCATAAGCATAGAGGATAAGTAATCCAATCTTACGAGTAAATATTCTTTGTTTATTTCCCAACGACATGTTTATTTTCTCTATATTTATAAGATAAAATTGTCAAGTATATTATCTACTTGAATAAATCCATTTGTGACTTTTCTTTCATAGGAGATTTCACAAAAAGATGTGTCATAACCTCTTCTAATTTCTGAGCAAACCTTATACCATCCACATGACAGGGATCTTTACTATCAGTTATAAGGGTTGAGGCTATAAAATTTATGATAACCTTTTCTACACTCTCACCAGATTCCTTAGAGATTGATTCTGCAGCTTTTTTCATTAGTTGGCTTGTGTTATCATCACTCATAAATTTTATAACTCTCATCTTCAATCATACTTAATAGTTCATAACTTTTAGTCATCTTAGTTTTAAGAAGTTCCTCGGCATGACATTCAATAGATTTTTCTTTAACAAACATATCATGCTTTTCTTTAACTTGGCGTTCTATACCATCGGACCATTTATCTAAGAGTTTACTGAAATCTTCATGCCTAATCTCAATACCGTTAATCTTAATCTCAATGGTCATTTTAGAGGAATCAAAACCCTCTTGATTTAATATCTTACGTAACTCAGAACTTTCTAGTAGTAGCTTTTCAAACCAACCACGAGTTCTTAGATTTTCCTTAATATTATAACTTTCTGGCATATCGTATGTTCTCCTGTTTAATTTTGTATGAAGTAAGTTTAAAGGATTGATTTTATAATGTCAAGGATTTATTGGGTTAAGATTAATTCTAACTCTTCAGGAAGTTCAGATATTAACTTAGTACATAACCTCTTATTTTTTAAGAACATATTACTACTACTAAGCTGATATCTACACCACCAAAGTACCTCTAACTTTTTCTCACAGTGGTTAAAGGTGGTGGAGTACTTGTCTTTACCTGTATCCTCCCAATCAGGAACCCAACCTTCATTCAACTCAGCAATACGTTTGACAACTTTAGTTTGTGCTCGTTGGACAAGGAGTGCTTGTTCAGCTTCAATTTCTGTTTTGTAGAAATTACCTGATTTGATTAAAGGTACTTTAAAGTACGAGGGGGGAGTATACCACACTTCGCCAGAAGAAATGTAATACCCTTCTGGCCATTTTAAAGGATCATCATACTTAAACTTAGAGTCCTCTTCCTCATCTAGTCTCAATTGTTCTATTTTATGTTGACAACCTTCAATAACACTTTGGGCACGAATAATATCTTTAGCCAAAGTGTCAATTTTATGTAATCTAGTGTCTTGTTTGGAAATCATTAGTTAATTTCTCCTTTTAATTTTGAATGGGATATATTACTGGTAAGTTTAGGAGGTTGGGGTTGGAATGTCAACCAATAATTCCCAACTTTCATCAAAATATTTAGTGGGATTAGTTTTACACCAAGCATTATACTTCATAAGAGTGTTCGTAATTATCTAGATTTTTCCACACCTCTTCTGGAAGTATTAAATTATCCTTATACTTACCTATGTCGTTAAAGTCTATATTAATGCACATCGTAGTAATTCTTTCCTTTTTTGTAGCCACCAGATAAGTTAATTTGAAAATCAGGGAGATATTCCCCAACAAACCATTCAGAATGTTTATCATGCCACTCCCATAAAGCTTTTGATGCTTTTTCAAAAGAATCGCTCATAATAAATCCAACCTCTTCTGCACAATCTTCATCACTCTCAACTAAGTACTCATCGTGGTACGACATTATTTTCTTACACTTATTATTTAAACCTTGCTTAATTATCTCTTTATGAAAATAATTCTCAGCCCATTTTTGACAACAGCTCTCGGTTCCTTGGTCTAAATAATTAAATTGGGAATGTTTTGCTTTGCTCCAAACATAATACCCGAAAGGTAATTCAATATACCCACCACCAGCTCTAGAGTTTTTATGGACCATTCTTTCTAACAAAGAGATTACTTTATCTAATCCTATATTCTCTAAAAACGCCTTCCTCTTTTGTACCCCAAGCTTTTCTGGGATACCTAGAGTTGTTGCTACCTTTTTCCCACTAGCCCCAAATATAGTGGCGAAGCTCCCGCCTTTGCTCTTTCCTCTTCTAATAGATAAAGTATGAATCAATTCTTGATCTTGGGTAGCTATAGCCCGCTTCCACTCCTCGTCAGTGATTAAAGTAAAAGCACGAGCATTAACACAATGTCCACTCTCTCCAATGTACCAAGGCTTTCCTGTCTCTGGGTGTAATATTTCATTACCTTTATCATTTACTTTAAATTCAGAACCCTCTGATACAGCTTTACAGTAAGCCTCATTATTAGCATAGTATCCTGCTATTTGAAGCTGAGCTGAGGCTTGATCAGCTCCGACAAGTACTTTATTTTCTGGGGCAATAATAATCCGCCTACATTCTTTTCCATATAAAGCTCCAGCTCCAGGAATATTTACCATCACAGAATGACTTGACCTAGAAGTTGAAGTATTGAAGTTATTAACACCGCAAGGTATTCTCCCATTAGGCCTAATATAAGCCTTAAGACCTTTATTTTCTGGATCTTTTACGTTCTCCATAAACCTACGTCTATGATTATAAGTATTGTAGTGAGACACTTTCTCTCCCAACCCAGGAGGTAATTTTTCATAATCCTCATCTGTTAACTTAGGACTAGTTACTAAATTCCCACCTTTTTTTTAATCTTATGAACCATTTGATTCTCAGGTCTAGCATATGAAGGCCAACGAATTGTAATATTTTCCTGTGCTTTTACAAAGTTATTATCGGAATCTTTTTTCAGGTTCCATTCTTCAGAATCTTTCCATCCTAATGAAATCAAGAAAACCTTAACTACTTCAGGTTGTGACATTTTAGAAGGTATAAACTCAATCCTAGTATGAGGTCCGGCTATAACATGAGTATCATCTTCTCCTACTTCAAAGTACTCACATGTATTCTTATTAAGTTTCTGTACTTCAATAATTTCTTTTGTTATATCCCATTGCTTAGGTTTTGTCTCAGGAAAATTATCTTTAATCCAAGAAGTTAATTCCTTCTTCTTAACAAAGGATGGACTTTCTCCACAGGATATCTCGAATCCAGAGTAACTGTTCGTCTTATCTGTTCTATGGAAATTACTAGAAGGTTTATAATACTGTTTAACTACTTTCCGTACCATCTCCCCATCAACTTTAACCATCTCATACGCTTCAGGTATAGTTTTGTTATAGAATATCATAGCCATTTCACTTCTGGAAATACGAGCCGTCTTCTTATTAATAGTGGGAGGAAGTCTTGGTTCAATTTCAGCACGTAAAGTTTCAATCTTCTCATCTAAGCAATGGGATATAACAAAAGAAATTATTGAAGTACAGAAACTTAATAAGAATACATGTG